AATCTTGACGAATCATTTGACAAGGCTATCGCTGCTATGCTACAATAATAAACCAATATAAAAGGAGAACAACATGAGTATCATCAGAGGGCTAAAAGATATCAACGCAATACTAGATAAGCCAAAGTATGAAAGCAATGGACCAAAGGTTCGTTGGGTAAAACTAGCAGACGGACAGTCTGCAAAAATTCGTTTCATTGAGGAACTTGATCAGGACTCGGCTAGTTACAGTGCTGACCGTGGCCTTGCAATCGTAGTCAAGGAACACACCAACCCAAAGGACTACAAGCGTAAGGCTGTAGACACCATGGACAGCGAGGGTCGTGACTGGGCAGAAGAGATGCACCGCAAGGACCCAAAGGCTGGCTGGAAGGCTCGTCTTCGTTTCTACTGCAACGTTCTAGTTGACGATGGACTAGAGCCTCCATATGTAGCCGTATGGTCGCAGGGCATTTCAAAGCAGTCTGCATTCAACACTCTTCGTGAGTATGCACTAGAGACTGGCTCAATCTCAAACCTTGAGTGGAAGATCAAGCGTAATGGTCAGGGAACTGAAACCAACTACACGCTTCTACCAACCAAGCCAGACTCAGAGCCGTTTGACTGGACTGGCATTGAACCATTCAACTTGGACACTGTGGTTCGCCACGTTCCATATGCAGAGCAGGAAGCATTCTATCTTGGCTTCGACTCTCCATCAGTCACTTCAGCAAATATGGACTGGTAATAATTAACACTTGTGGGGGTACTTCGGTACCCCTACATTTGTTTTATGGTATTGACATCGCCACCAAAGTATGTCATAATTTTTACACACCAAAACATTAAGGAAAATATGAGTTACGCTGGACTTCACGTTCACACACACTATTCGCTTTTCGATGGAATTGCGACACCACAAGAATATGTAGACAGGGCTGTCGCACTCGGTATGCCAGCCATCGCTATCACTGACCACGGATCACTATCTGGACACCGTGAAATGTATCGTGCTGCAAAGGCTGCAGGTATCAAGCCAATTCTAGGAATTGAGGGGTACATTGCGAACGACCGCTTTGACCACGAAGACAAGAAAGAAAAGAATGACCCACTAGACCTTAACTACAACCACCTTATCATTCTAGCCAAGAATGCAAAGGGTCTAGAGAACCTTAACAAACTAAATGAACTTGCTTGGACAGAGGGTTTCTATAAGAAGCCTCGCATGGACTGGAAGATTCTAGAGCAGTACAAAGAAGGTCTTGTTATCACTTCTGGCTGTCTATCTGGCTACCTAGCCAAAGCCATTGAGTCGGACAACCTGGCTGCTGCTAAAACCCACCTTCAATGGGCACAGGAGACGTTTGGAGACGATTACTACATCGAAGTGATGCCACATAACCCCCAAGAAATTAACGAGGTTATATTGGCACTGGCAGATGAATTCGGAATCAAGCCAATCGTGACTCCAGACTGCCACCACTCAGATCCTTCACAGAAAGAAATTCAGGAACTTAAACTAATCCTAAACTCATATTCTAACAAGGCTGAAAAGGGTGCTACCTACGAGGGTTCTACAAAGCACGAAAACCTTATGGACAAACTAGACTATCTCTATGGTGCAGACCGTCAGATGTCATTTAATAAGTTTGAGATTCACCTGCTTTCTGATGAAGAGATGCACAATGCGATGGGTGCTCAGGGTATTACACGACAAGACATGTACGATAACACGCTTGAGATTGTAGATAAGATTGAAGACTACGACATTCAAGATCACATCGATCTTCTTCCAGTTCAGTATCAGAATCCAGATCAAGAACTTTATACTCTAGCATTGGATGGACTTCGTGCAAAGGGATTGGCAGATAAGCAAGAATATCTAGACAGACTAAACGAAGAACTTGAAATTATTAAAGACAAAAACTTTGGTCCGTACTTCCTTGTTGTCCGTAGCATGATTGCTTGGGCAAAGAAAGAAGACATTATGGTTGGCCCAGGTCGTGGATCTTCTGCAGGTTCTCTACTCTGCTACGCACTAGGCATTACAGACATTGACCCAATTCAGCATGGACTTCTGTTCTTCCGTTTTATTAATCCAGAGCGTAACGACTTCCCAGATATCGATACTGATATTCAGGACAACCGCCGTGAAGAAGTAAAGGACTATCTCGTTCGTCAGTATCGTCACGTTGCATCTATCGCTACGTTCCTTGAGTTCAAGGGCAAGGGTATGATTCGTGACATTGCTCGTGTGCTAAACATCCCACTACCAGACGTAAACAAAGTTCTTAAACTCGTTGACGACTGGGATGACTACCTACGCTCAAAGCAGACTGCAGAGTTCCGTGAGAAGTATCCAGAGATTGAGTTGTATGGTGAGCAGTTGCGTGGTCGTATCCGTGGTACTGGTATTCACGCTGCAGGTGTTGTTACATCTAAGGAGCCTATCTTTAAGTATGCTCCGCTAGAAACTCGCACAACGCCAGGTAGCAAGGAGCGTATTCCAGTAGTAGCCGTAGACATGGAAGAGGCAGAGCGTATCGGTCTAATTAAGATTGACGCACTTGGTCTAAAGACCTTGTCTGTTATCCAAGACACTCTAAAGATTGTTCAGGAAAGGACTGGCAAGAAAGTCGATCTTCACAAAGTCGATATGGAAGATAGCAACATCTACGAAATGCTTTCTGACGGATATACTAAGGGCGTGTTTCAGTGTGAAGCAACTCCATACACCAACCTGCTAGTCAAGATGCGTGTTAAGAACTTTGCAGAACTTGCAGCATCAAACGCTCTGGTTCGTCCAGGTGCTATGAATACCATTGGTAAGGACTACATCGCTCGTAAGCACGGTAAGCAGAACATCTCTTACCACCACCAAGTTATGAAGGCCTTTACTGCAGATACCTACGGATGCATTCTGTATCAGGAACAGGTTATGCAGGCTTGTACAGAACTCGGCGGTATGTCAATGGCTGAGGCTGACAAGGTTCGCAAGATCATTGGTAAGAAAAAGGATGCTAAAGAATTCGACCAATTTAAAGATCAGTTCGTAAAGGGTGCATCTAACTTCCTACGCCCAGAAGCAGCAGAAGAACTATGGCACGACTTTGAGGCTCACGCAGGGTACTCATTCAACAAGTCTCACGCCGTAGCATACTCAACGCTGTCATACTGGACAGCATGGTTGAAGTACTACTACCCGATTGAGTTTATGTATTCGCTACTCAAGAACGAAAAAGACAAGGATGCTCGTACAGAGTATCTAATTGAGGCAAAGCGTATGGGTATTCCAGTTCGTCTGCCACACATTAACGAGTCAGACATTGACTTTAAGATTGAGGGAAAGGGTATCCGCTTTGGACTATCAGCCATTAAGTTTATTTCAGACAACATTGCTAGTAAGTATATTGATGCTAGGCCTTTTGCTTCGTACAAAGAACTTGAGGAGTTTACTTTTGGTAAAGGTAATGGTGTTAACTCTCGTGCTCTTCAGGCTCTTCGTCTTGTTGGTGCTGCTACCTTTGAAGACAATCCACGCAACGACGATGAAGTTCGTGAGAACCTTTATGAGTACCTCAACCTACCAGAATTCAACGTATCCATTCCACAACACTACCACGCATTTATAAACGAGGTAGAGGAGTTCGAAGAAAAGGGATCGTTCATTCTAATGGGAATGATTAAGGATATTAAGCGTGGCAAGGGCTGGAGTCGTGTAGAGATTCTAGATAAGACTGGCAGCGTTGGCATCTTTGATGAAGAACAAACCGCCATTGAGCCTGGAAGAACTTACATTATTCTTGCTAGCGACAATAGGATTGTTACTGCTATTCCTGCAGATGAAACTAAGGGAAACGAATCAGCACTGATTAGATTCTTGAACTATCGCCAGTTGCCTTTCAAAGATGACGAGATGTTTGTAGTTTCATTTAAATCACGTGTCACCAAGGCAGGTAAAAAGATGGCATCGCTAACACTAGCAGATGCTGGCAGAACATTACACCCAGTCACAGTCTTCCCCACAGCCTACTCAAAGGCATACATGAAGATCGACGAGGGTAAGACATACAAATTTACTTTTGGTAAAACAAAAGACGGAACAACAATTATGGAGGATGTACAAAATGTATAGAACACTAGATAGCATGGCACACGATGTGCATGAAGTCGCAACAGAAAAAGGTTTCTGGACCATCATGGATGGTGCCACACAGGAACAAAAGGATATCTTTATCACCAAGCAGTTGATGATGATTGTATCAGAGGCCGTAGAGGTCATGGAGGCAATTAGAAAGTCACGTGGCCCAGAAGATATCGCAGATGAAATGGCTGACATTATCATCCGCACACTAGACCTATACGCAGGTTTGCGTGAGCACGAGTATGTGAATGAAGATCTTCAGGTTGCATTTAACAAGAAGACAAGTTACAACATCACACGACCAGAACGTAATGGGGTGAAGTTTTAATGACTACTATGGAAGAAGCCCTAGCACTGCTAGACCCAAAGATTAGAAAGAGACTATCTAACGGAGTAGGATTTAAGACAGAGTTTCAGAAGACTCCTAGTTTTGGTTTAAACCGTGCACTGTTTGGTGGCTTGCCACTTGGCAGACAGGTTCTCATTTGGGGATCCAAGTCATCAGCAAAGTCATCGCTATGCCTACAGATGATTGCCATTGCACAGCAAGAAGGAAAACTTTGTGCATGGATTGACGCAGAGATGTCGTACTCAGAGGACTGGGCAAAACAACTCGGGGTAGATACAGAGAACCTAATCGTGTCTCAGGCTCGTACAATCAACGAGATGGTAGACGTAGGAACAGCATTGATGAATGCAGGAGTAGACATTATTGTTATTGACTCCATTACATCGCTACTGCCTGCCATCTACTTTGAGAAAGGCACAGACGAACTAAAGGAACTAGAGAACACCAAGCAGATTGGTGCAGAGTCTAGAGACTTCAGTAACGCATGGAAGATGCTTAACTATGCCAACAATAAGGTAAAGCCAACCATGCTAGTTCTAATCAGCCAGTCTCGCAACAACATTAGTGCTATGTATACCAGCCAGCAGCCATCAGGCGGTCAGGCTACAAAGTTCTATAGTTCAACAGTTATCAAACTATTCAGTTCTGAATCAGACAATCAGGCCATCAAGGGCAAGATTGCTGTCGGTGACAAACTCATTGAAGAAAAGGTTGGGCGTAAGGTTCGTTGGGAAGTTCAGTTCTCAAAGACATCACCTGCATTCCAGTCTGGAGAATATGACTTCTACTTCAGAGGTCCAATCATTGGTATCGACAGCGTGGGAGACCTAGTGGATACCGCAGAGATGATGGGCATCGTAGAGCGTACAGGTGCTTGGTACATCCTTCCCGACGGCTCTAAGGTCCAGGGTAGAGAGGCATTCGTCAACCGTGTAAGAGAAGACCTAGATCTTCAGGATGCTATTAAGGCCAAGGTAAATGGCGAAGTATAACATTTACCACGGAGTATTTCGCTGTCACGTTTGCAAAACGGAAGTAAAGACAATGCGTTTTTATGCAGAGAGCAAAGAACTAACGTGGATGTGTCCAGAAAAGCACATGTCTACGGTAAACCTAAACACCAAGAAAACAAAGAAAGATTATGAGCGAGAAGAGCGAGAGTAAGCGTATTGGTGCCAAACAGCACAAGAACTCAGGCAGGGGAACCCACAAGGGAGACGCTACTTGGGAGAACTTTACCGTTGATTTCAAGGAAGTTGGCAAGTCTTTTACCATCAATAAAGACGTATGGGCTAAGGCTGTTACGGATGCTATTCGAAACAATAACGATCCTGCTATCGTTGTGGTTATTGGCGAAGGTAATTCAAAAACTAGATTAGCAGTCATCGAACTATCGCTACTTGAACAAATCCTGTCAGATGATGTATAATAGATGTATAACCTTTAAGGAAAATAATGGAGCAACAGAAAACAACAATTGATATGGTCAACGGTCTAAGTGAGATCGCTGATTACATGAATGACGAGGAACTCACTGAGGCCCTTACATTTATTGCAAAACTAATCATCAAACCAGATATCCCACTCAACGTAGCAACCGTGGAGATTGTGCGTCTACAGGCTATTGCAGCCAAGATGGCCTTCAAAGCAACATGGATGGTAAACGTTGACAAGGGAAATAGAGAGAAGAAAAACATCTACTTTACAGCACACGAGGCAATCAATGATCTTGTGTCTGCTCTAAAGTATATTGTTAGGTAAATACTATGGCTAAAAACTTTTTACAAGATGTAATGATAAAGAAGATGGACCAGGCTTCATCGTCTAGGCCATCGTTTCTTGACAAAGACGCTTTGATTCAAAAGATTAACTCTGGATATACGGTTAACCGTGTAGACAAGTTCACGACAAAGAAAACATTTGCACCAAGTACGATTGCATTCTCTCACGGAGAGTGTCCTCGTTATTGGTACTTGGCATTTGAAGGTGCTAACTTTGTAGACAACGCAGATGCGTATGGTGCTGCTAACATGACAGCAGGAACAAAGTCACACGAAAGAATCCAGGAAGCCATGGGCAACGTTCCAGGCCTCCTTGTAGATTCAGAATTTAAAGTTACTTATAACGATCCACCGATCTTTGGATTTGGTGACGTAATGCTCAACTGGGACGACACGGAGTTGCTTGGCGAAATCAAGACAATGCCGAACGATGCATTTGAGTATCGCAAGATTTCGGGTAAGCCAAAGACTGGACACTTAATCCAGTTGCTTATCTATATGAAAATTCTCAACAAGAGCAAAGCAGTAATGATTTATGAAAACAAGAATAATCACGAACTGCTAGTCTTCCCTGTTGAGTTAAATCAATACATGTACGAGTGGGTAGAGAACACGTTTGGATGGATGAGAGAAGTTAGAAAGGCTTGGGAAGATAAGACCTTGCCTACTAAAAACTATCGTTCTAATTCAAAGATTTGTAAGACATGTCCAATCCGTGAGGCTTGCGACTTGGCTGGTTCTGGAGAGATCAAACTTAGATCCTTGGAGCCGTTAGATGAAAAACAAACACTGTGAGTGGTGTGACCACACCTTTGAAGCAAAAGTTTCATACCAGATATACTGTTCAGCAGAATGTAGAAACGCTGCAACAAAAGAAAAGATTGCTGCAAGGTATCTAGTTACCAGACGCACCAAGCGTTCTGGAAAAGATAGAAAATGTAAGTCCTGCGGAACACCGCTATCGATATATAATGATGATCAGATTTGTCAGTCATGCATTATAAATCCTAGCGATGTTGCCAAGGCACTAAGAGAAATAAAGAATATAGCAAATGGTAAAACTGAGTAACTTTAGCATCAAGCCAAAGAACATCCTTGCCATAGATGCAAGTACCACTAGCCTTGCCTTCGCTATCTTTTCTGATAACAAGTTGGTGTCTTGTGGAAAAATTAAATTTGAGGGGAACAATGCATATCAAAAACTCGGAGACGCTGCAGTCAAAACTTTGCCATTCCTTAAGCAGTTTGAGATTGACGCAATTGTTATTGAGCACACTGTCTTCATTAACAGTCCAAAGACCGCTTCTGATCTTGCCCTAATCCAAGGTGCATTATTGGGTGCTGCAAAACTAGCAGGCATCAGAACAGCAGGCTCTATCAATCCTATTACGTGGCAAAGTTATATTGGCAACAATAAACTAACTGCTAAAGAAAAGCAAGACCTGATGGCAGAGTTCCCAGGGAAGTCAAAGAACTGGTATCAGAACAAGTCTAGAGAAATCCGTAAGCAAAGAACCATCAACTTTGTAAACACATATTACGACAAAAATCTGGCAGACGACGACGTTGCCGATGCGGTAGGCATTGGTCACTATGCGATCAACAACTGGGGAAAGATTGACAAGTAAATGGCAAAACTGTATACTAGTGAAGTGTGGCTAAAGAAACGCTACCACCTGGACAAGAAAACTCCAGAAGAAATTGCTAAAGAATGTGGGACAAGCGTAGAGACTATCTATGTTTATCTTGCTAAGTTTGGATTGAGGAAGTCTAGAAGATGAGATACGTAAAGCACTTTGTCAAAGTTGCCAAAGGCTACCTAGCAAGAATTGGATGCAAGCACGAAGAGACCTACTCGGCATCCTGCCCATTTACAGAACTAACATACACCAATTGCAAAAAATGTTTGCAGAGAACAAGAATTGAGAAGACAGTATAATGCGTCAGAAAAAGACCTCTATCATTCCACCAACCAAGTTTCACAAAGAGCCAACGGTAGTCGTTGACGGATTTGAAATCGCTGAGGGTGATATAATTAAGATACAGGGTGAGCACGGAATTAAGTTTAAGTTCTCGGCCTTTGTAACCAATACAGAAACTGGCGTACAGTGGGTGGACTGCCTAGAACTTGATCGTGGCGTTGCAGGAGGAATGCGTTCATTCTATCTTGAACGTGTAAAGAGAGTGCCAGTTAAACGAAAGAGAGCAAAACGTGTCGTTTGAAGATCTAACAGTAGAACATCTTGACGAAGTAAACAAGGTTGTTGAAAAGTATCTAGCAGGAACTGAGCCTACTCAGATTTCTAAAGAGTTGGCTATGCCACGACAAAAGGTTGTTGCCTACATCAATGAATGGCGAACCATGGCTGCAGACAACGCTGCCATCCGTGCTCGTGCTAAAGAAGCATTGGTTGGTGCAGATACCCACTATACTAAACTAATTAGCAAAGCATACGAAGTAATTGACGAAGCAACCACTATTGCTAACCTTAGTGCCAAGACCGCAGGAATTAAATTGGTCATGGACTTAGAAAAGACTCGCATTGAAATGCTACAGAAAGCAGGACTACTTGAGAACAAGGAACTTGCTGAAGAGATGATCGCCATTGAGAACCGTCAGGAAATCTTGGTCGGTATCCTAAAGGACATTGCTGCAGAGCACCCAGAAGTAAGAGACAAGATTATGCGTAGACTATCAGATGCATCTAAAGATAAAGAAGTAATCACCGTGGTGGTAAGCAACGATGTTTGATGATTTCTTAGATGCACTTAAGTCCGACAACTTTGCAGAGCGTCCTGTAGACGCTAAGACATTTGTTGAAGGCGAAGCGTATCTAGGACAGCCACCACTATCGCAGGTTCAGTATGACATCGTTGAGGCTATGTCACAAATTTACAGACTTGAAGATGTGATTGATTTGCTTGGCGACACAGAGGGTCGTAGGTATTACAAGAAATATACCAAGAATGAAATCATCTTGCAACTTGGTAAAGGTTCTGGTAAGGACTTCACATCTACAGTTGCTTGTGCCTATATCGTATACAAACTGCTCTGCCTAAAAGACCCAGCCAGATACTTTGGCAAGCCGTCTGGTGACGCTATTGATATTATCAACGTTGCTATTAACGCACAGCAGGCCAAGAACGTTTTCTTTAAAGGATTTAAAACAAAGATCGAAAGGTCCCCCTGGTTTGCAGGAAAGTTCTATGCCAAGGCAGACAGCGTTGAGTTTGATCACTCTATCACAGTTTACTCTGGTCACTCAGAACGAGAGTCTCACGAGGGTCTTAACCTTATCCTTGCGGTACTAGATGAGATTTCTGGATTTGCTTCTGAGGTTGCAACTGGTAACGACCAAGGTAAGACAGCAGACAACATCTACAAGGCCTTCCGTGCTTCTGTAGACTCACGCTTTCCAGATCTTGGCAAGGTAGCACTACTATCCTTCCCTCGTTATCCTGGTGACTTTATCTCTCAGCGTTACGAAGCGGTAATTGCTGAAAAAGATATAGTTACGAAACAGCACAGATTTGTTATGAACCCAGAGTTACCAGAAGACCAAGAGGGAAACTATCTTGATATTGAGTGGGAAGAAGATACAGTTGTGTCTTACAAGTATCCAGGAATGTTTGCTCTTAAGCGTCCTACCTGGGTAGTTAACCCTACTCGTCAAATAGATGATTTTAAGTTGGCATTCTTTACCGACATGGGCGATGCTATGCAACGTTTTGCCTGCGTTCCCACATTCTCGTCAGACAGATTTTTTAGACAAGAAGATAAGATTCGTAGTGCTATGAGCATTCGCAATCCACTAGATCAGCACAGAAGATTTGACCCAGGGTTTAGTCCAGACCCAGACAAGACCTACTACGTTCACGCTGACCTTGCACAGAAGCACGACAAGTGTGCGGTAGCGATTGCTCACGTAGATAAGTGGGTCAACATTCAGATTGGTAAGGACTATCAGCAGGTTATGCCCATCGTTGTAGTTGATGCGGTAGCGTGGTGGGAGCCAAAGGTGGAAGGTCCAGTAAACCTATCGGAAGTAAAGCAGTGGATTCAAAACCTACGCAGACTAGGATTTAATCTTGGCATGGTATCGTTCGACCGCTGGCAATCATTCGACATCCAGAACGAGTTAAAGCAGGTAGGTATTAGAACTGATACTGTTTCTGTTGCCAAGAAGCACTACGAAGATATGGCTATGCTTGTCTACGAAGATCGCCTAGTTATGCCATCAATTGACCTGCTATTTGAAGAACTTATTGAACTTAAGATTGTTAAGCAAAACAGAGTTGACCACCCTCGCAAGTCTTCTAAGGACTTGGCAGACGCTGTCTGTGGTGCAATATTTGGGGCAATATCACACACCCCAAAGGACCAAAATTTGGAGGTAGAGATTCACACTTTCAAAGACAGGCCTAAGTCTACCCTTGACAGGGACAAAGACAATGTGATACAATATAAACCTATGCCAAAAGAGGTTAAAGAATACCTGGCTAGATTTGATCTAATCTAACTAATATAAGGAGAAACAAAATGACTTCATTCAAGAAGCCACTAATTGCTATTGTATCTGCAGTAGCACTTGCCACCACTTCGCTGTTGGCACTACCAGCAAATGCTGCAACCACAGCACTAACTGTTAACACGGTTGCAGTAGCCACTGCACCAACTACTGCTGCTAACGCAGTATCACTAGCAGTACCAGCAAACAATGTTGTAGATGCAACCAACACTTTGAAGATTGCCCTAACTAACGTTGGAGCAGGAACAACTGTTACAGCAACCGCAACTGATGCAGTATTGCTAACTTCGCTAACTGGTGCAACTTCTGCATCGGGTTCTGCTACTGCTAGCATCGCTACAGGAACTGGAACTACAGCAGATCTATTTGTATTCACAAAGACTACAAAGACTGGCTCTGTTGCGGTAACTGCTGATGGCGTTACAACAACCTACTTCGTAAAGGGAACCGCTGGTGCTCTTAACACAATCAAGGTTGACGCACCAACTGCTGCTCTAGGAACTACCGCAAAGGTATCTGTTACTGGAACTGACGTATTTGGTAACGCTGTATCGGGTTCTGTTGTTGCACTACAGGTTGTAAGTTCAACCGCAACTAGCACCTACTCAATTACTTCAGATGCAACTGGTGTAGCAACCAAGGAACTAACTGGCCTAGCAGTAGGAAAGTATGACCTAATTGCAACTGCTACCGTTGCAACTGCTGTAACTGGTCTGACTGCTCCACTCGGCTTTATCCGTGGCGAGTTGAATATCGTTGACCTTGCTGCTCTTGTAGCAGAAAAGGATGCACAACTTGCTGTTGCACTTGGCAAGGTAACTGAGGCAGAGGCAAAGTATGCTGCTCTAGTAAAGCGATTCAACGCTCTAGCAACTCAGTACAACAAGAACGTAAAGAAGAAAGTTAAGTTGATCAAGTAACTTAACTATAGATTTAGGGGAGAATGAGAGACTTCTCCCCTTTTTCTATGCCTGTTTCATAAAACAACAAACTCTTTAAAAATTTTATAAGGAGAGTTTTGCAAAATCTAAAACACTATGGTATACTTTATACCTATCCCACTTTGAAAGGTCGGTTGATTACATGTCTGAGTTTTTCTCATTTAAACTTCCAGACGACTTTGTAGAAAAATACAAGGCACTGGAATCCCCATTTGGTTTTGTAGATGCAGGTGGAAACTCTCTAGGAGAGATCACTTTTGTCAGAACCTATTCTAGAATCAAAGATGACGGTACCAAAGAACGCTGGTACGAAGTAGTAAAGCGTGTTATTGAAGGAATGTACTCTGTCCAAAAGAACCACGCTAAAGAGTCACGTTTGCCTTGGAATGACTACAAGGCACAGAAGTCTGCACAGGAAGCATTCGATAGAATGTTTAACCTAAAGTGGACACCACCAGGCCGTGGTATGTGGTCTTTCGGTACACCATTAACAATGGAGAAGAGAAACTCAGCAGCACTACAAAACTGTGCAGTAGTATCTACTAAGGACTTAGACAAGAATGATCCAGGTGCATTGTTTGCTTGGGTTATGGATGCCCTAATGCTCGGCATTGGCGTTGGCTTTGACACACTGGGACAGGATAAGAATTTCCAAATCTATGCCCCTACAGAGCCAGCAGTGTCTTTCCAAATCCCAGACGACCGTGAGGGGTGGGTAGAGTCTACTCGCCTATTGATCAACTCATTCCTAAGACCTAACCAGCCTGTACAGGAATTTGACTACTCTTTGATCAGACCTTACGGTGCACCTATCAAGGGCTTTGGTGGAACTGCTTCTGGTCCAGACCCACTAATCAAGATGCACGACACTATCCGTCAGGCAATTGGTTCACGTGCAGGAGAGAAGTTTGACTCACGTGCTATCGTGGACATCATCAACCTAATCGGTACCTGTGTGGTTGCAGGAAACGTTAGACGCTCTGCTACTCTCGCTTTGGGTGTAGACGGAGACGAAGACTTCCTCAACCTAAAGAACGCAGAGGCATTCCCAGAGCGTAACTCATACGACCCTGAGAATCCAGGATGGGCATGGATGTCTAATAACTCTATCTCAGCAACAGTTGGAATGGACTACTCAAAGTATGTAGACCGCATTGCAGATAACGGAGAGCCAGGCTTCATCTGGCTAGACGTTGCTCGTAACTTTGGTCGCTTGGCAGACCCAGCAGATGGAGCAGACTACCGTGTTGTAGGCTTCAACCCATGTGCAGAGCAGCCACTAGAGTCATACGAACTATGTACTCTAGTTGAGGTTCACCTAAACCGTCACGACAGCAAGGAAGACTTCCTACGCACTCTAAAGTTCGCCTACCTGTATGGTAAGACTGTTACACTTCTTCCTACACACTGGCAACAGACCAACGGTATCATGCAGAGAAACCGCCGTATTGGAACATCTCTAACAGGTATCGCATCTTTTGCTGACGAGCACGGCCTACCAACTACTCGTGAGTGGATGGACGAAGGATACAAGAAGATCCGTTTCTATGACAAGAAGTACTCAGAGTGGCTATGTGTTCGTGAGTCAATCCGTGTAACTACAGTCAAGCCATCTGGATCAGTGTCTATCCTATCTGGTGCTACTCCTGGTGTTCACTGGGGACCAGGTGGAAAGTTCTACCTACGTGCAATCCGCTTTGGTAACTCAGACCCAATGCTACACTTGTTTAGAGCAGCAGGGTATAAGATTG